TCGGAAAAGACGAGTGGTGCGAAGACTATGTTAGAGCCCGGCACAAAGATGCCACCAGTGGTGGTAGCAACGGCGGCGTTGTTGTAAGTGAGGACTAGCTGATAATAGCCCGCAGCAGACAAAGTAACACCGCGCCCAGCGGCAGAGTTGGCCGTCACCATGATAACAGAGGGGAGAGTGTTATACGACGGGATGAAGCCTATGTTGCCAGATTGCTGGACACTGCTGGCGGTGCCAGCAGGGCTCGACTGAAACAAAGCCGAGCCAGTGGTGGGCGTAAGATCCAAGCGCGGCTTGGTAAGCCGCACATGGTATGAAACCCACAACTCGCCGACCACATACGAGCTTTGCATACCCTGAGTGGCGTACTCAAAGTTGCCGGTATCGTACAGCTGGAGGGTGCCGTTAGTAACGACACCGGAGCGTACGAACTTCTTGTTGGTGATACCCGAGCCAGGTTTGCACTCCACTGGGTGCATCATCTGGTTGAAGGGGACCGTGCTCGTAGCGTACTCGTACGACTCCATGGATTGTTTGTTGGGAAACAACGGGTTGTACGGGTTGTAGTCGGTGGCAAAGATGACAGCGCCAAGAGAGGCGCTGGTGGTACTCACTGCCATACCACTGAGAGGGCGGAACTCGTAAACGAGCCCCAACATCTCATACTCCTCGAACTGATTCGCTAGCTGGCTCAGCCAAGGAAACGACTCAGAGAGACCGGGATTAATGGCCTGCGAAAAGAGAGTGAAAGACGTGCTGCCATTAAGGTCAGACAAGTACTCTCTGTGGCAAACCACGACGCCGTCACCATCGTTGTAAAACGACGCGACGGCGTTCCCGTTGCTGATCGTGTTCTTCGAAACCTCGTATGAACCGAAGCCGGTGATCTTTGAGATCAAACCAGCTCCCATCCGTCCGAGCATTCCGCCGACTTGCGATCCGAGGTTGGCTCCGGTTTCGACAAAACTGGAGCCCTTGGACACCTTCTTGCGGCCTCCACTAGCAACCGCAGGTTTGCGGGGCTTGGAGGAACGGTTAGGTTTCTTGGCGGTGGCATTGCCACCGCGACGACCTTTACCGGAAGGCATTTCACCCGTGGGCCTCGACGGGTGTCGACATGATGACGTTGTGCTTTATTAGCGCGACATAATCATCATGCCGAGGGTGTCCAGCCAACTCGCGCAACACGGCGTCTAGTGACTCCGGCGTCTGTTGGCGCGTCAAAGCCCGATAGACAGTGCGTGGGGCACTGATCAGGTAAAGACGCCAGCTGCCATCTCGTAGCTCATAGCGATGGCTACAAAGTGAGAAAGCGGTCATGTTGGGGGCATCGGGTGCCTCCAAAGTAGACTCGCGAGCAGCGAGGCCCATGGTGCGGTACAGCTCCTCATATTCCTCAACCGTCTGTGTGGACGGGCGGATCGTGAGGGCATCATCACCAACGCACCGAGCGGTAATAGCACCGGTCATCCGTGCCTTACCCCAGCGAATCATGCTGTTGTAGGTCGCGGTGAGCGTGCTACCGCTCAACATGCACCCAGGCGCGGTACGACACAGTTGCCACTCGACTCCGTCCCTACGTTTCTTGAAAAAATACCATCCCACGTTGGCTTTTCCCTGAAGCCTTACTTCGTGATGTAAGAGACTTTCATCGTTGATAATTTAGATTGCGTCCGACGAATTTCGCGTTTATTAAACTGTGAAC